TTTTATTGTCTCAGGGTTGAGATTTTTTTCTTCAAATTGTTTAGCATCGCCAGATAAAAATTTATTAAACTTAGTTAGTTCGCCTGCAGGAACAGTTCTTTGTATTTCTACATATACAACATTTCGCTCTGGGAAATTATCTCTGCGCCATTTCATCTGTTTAAATTTTGCAGTCCTGTTAATATTTTTATCTTTTGAAATAGGCTTGTCAGTCAATTCGAATCCAATTTCCCAATCACTCATTGAATCATCCCCATAAAATGATTTAGGGAAAAACTTGCTTGGCTTAACATTTTTATAAGCGAGAGCTACAGCACCTAATATAGTCGACTTCCCTCCACCATTAGTCCCGATAAGAGCTGTAACTGGTGTTTTAAACTCCACAATTTCCTCATCAAACCCTCTGACATTTTTTAATGTGATACGTTTAACATATTGATTGAATTTATTATCTTGAACCTTACCCCTTTCTAACTTCAATTCTGCTGGAGATAATTTCATTTTAATTCCTTAGTTATAATCACAATAAACATCAACTTCACACTAATAATTTCATTTAGAAATTATTAGTGTGAAGTTTATAACCAAACAGACGTTTCATCGCTTCATCGCTTCATCGCTTCATCGCTTCATCGCTTCATCGCTTCATCGCTTCATCGCTTCATCGCTTACCAATATATGTCTTCTCGTTACATAAGAAAAGCATCAGCTGAACGTAATGTCGGAAGCCCCATTGGAAAACCGTCACACCTAATAAATTCAGTACGTTATAAAACAGGGTTGTGATATTTTAAGCCAGTACCCATGCTAGTAAATATCTACTTAATACATTGATTTTTATGTGTTAAATAAAATCGTTGCCTACATATTGCCTCACTTCGACAGTAAGCCCGCAACGTTGCGGGCTTTGTCTTATGCTTCGATCGCCGTTTTGAGCCGTTGTGTTGCTACATCAAAATAATGATCACTGGTTTCTATACCAATAAATTTGCGTCCTGCTTTCAGCGCTGCAACACCCGTTGTTCCCGATCCCATAAAAGGATCAAGGACTGTTCCACCACTATTCGCAGTCCTGACCAGTTCTGCCATAAGTTCTTCTGGTTTTCCGGTCGGGTGCATTTTCTTTGATGGGATAACCGGGAACGTCATGCAGCCGTCGAACGGTCCCGAAGGCGATTTATCTAAATGGCCTTTACTGCCCCAGACGATGTATTCGCACTGATGCCGGAAATACCCCGTATGGGGTGTTCGTGACCCCCTTCCTTTGTTCCACGCAATGATGCCGCGCCATGTAAAGCCACTGGCCTGAAACGCATCGGTTAAAGCTGGTAATTGTCGCCAGTCAGTAAATACCAGGGCATAACCGCCCGGCCTGACTGCGCGGTGTGCCTGTGCCATCCATAATTGTGTCCAGTAAGCCCACGAACGGGCGTCCATGTTTTCACCCGCGAACCCATCAAAACGGTGAAGGCTCTCGCCGTTCAGATATTTTGCATGGCTGCCCTGGTTGGTGCGTCCGGCCTTGTGTGTCGCACCCGAACTGTAAGGCGGGTCAGTGATTAAGGCATCAATGCTTTCTGGCTCAATCAGCGGCAATATTTCCAGCGCATTCCCACGACAGAGCGTGGCATTGTCAGTCTGATAAACCTTAGTGTGTTCCGGTGTATGTGCTGGTTGGTGCTGGATTGCGATCCCCACGGTCATAACTCCTCATGTGTGTGGGGTGCTCGATGGCTCTCGTTATCTGGTTAAGTGTTTTGCAGCGCGGACATTTTATTTCAATGTAGTGAAATGAGGCGCGGGCAAGTAGTTTGTTGCAATTTTTGCATCGTACATTTTGCGTCATTTGCGGCACCTCTTGTGTGGTTACTGCTGCCGATATGATAACAAATCGATCGTTTTTATCGATCGGATTTATTGCATCGATCTGTTATGCCTATTGCTTATGTATGGTGCCCTCATTTGTGAGGGTAGCAAAAAGAAAACCCGCAGTTTTTACGCTGCGGGTTTGTTGTTCTGATTCGCCCACTAGGCATTAGCCATATTTGCGGGCAAAGTCTTCATCAGAGGTGCATAGATAGATAAAAAACTCAATAAATGCCACGATTGCCGGAATGAATGTCCAGCAAAAAATAAGGTAAAGGAATCCTTGCCCCACTTTACCTAAATAAAATTTGTGTGCACCAAGACCACCTAAAAAGAAAGCCAGTAGTGCGGCTGTCATTCTGCTTTTTGAACTTGCTGTTCTTTGAGGTGCTCCACAATTGGGGCAGGATGTGGCATCTTTATGTATTTCCTTGCCGCATCCGCGACAAAATACCATTTCACTCATAAAGAGTTCCTTTCAAATTTAAATAAGCGTTAAGCCCACCACTCTTACTGGTGGGCCTCAATTTAAATTTGGGTGCCACTTCGACCATACCTTGGCAACCGATTGACGGGGGATTGCTCCCCCGTCGCGGTTTCCTTACTGCTTACACTGTAAGAACGCCGCAAACTCCGCTCCCCAGAAGCTCATCCGTATTTCACACAGCGAACCGTGTAGCATCCAGATGATGAGGATTACCGTCACGCAGAACGTGATGGCCGTAAGCGATTTTTGCGACATAGCGCTTGCTCCTTTGTTGGAGAGGCGCTAACCTATCACTTGCTTAAGGTAGATATGTTAGGGCCTCGGTTAAACAAAAATGTTTTCCGGGGCCTTTCCACATCTGGCCTTCGGGTATTCCCTCCGACCATCAGCCGAAAGGCACCCGCGCGTAATCTATCGCTTTTTTGTTACTCCGGCAATTCTGCCTGTTAATTCTGAGGTAAAGGCAAACTCATCTGATTGTTTCCCCTGTGTGAAGCTGGCAGTTCATGCCACGGGATACCTTCTGAAGAGTGAACGCCGGAGGCATGTTTCGATGTGAATTTATGGAAAGCTTCCAGTGTTGAGAAGCATACGCCGCATTCCAGATTGTTACACTGGTAATACTTTTGCCGCACGGTGTTTGAATCATTTTCCGGACGACTGGTGCGGATACGGGCAGATGCGCCACAAAGCGGACAACGGAACATAGCGACCTCCCTTAACGTGGTGCTGCCGCTATTCTAAGTTGCTCACTCTGTTTCCGCTATCCATTCCGGGATTTTTGCCTCAAGCTCAAGCTGCGTGGTAAAGCCGCTGTTATCAATGGTGTGCTCGGCTTTTGCAATAATCCAGTCCTGATTATCAATCTCGCTTTTAAATCCTGTTACCGTGCCATGCATTTCGGGGTAGAGTTCTGCACGTCCACGCGCCAGCGTGATGGAGAATGATGCGGCTCCGCGTTGTAGCTGCTGCCACTTTGCCGCCGCTGCGCGTCTTGCTGCCTGCTCGTTCTGATAAGTCTTGCGTAACACAAACACATTGCCTTCCGCGCCTTCCATATAATCACCTTCACGGCTGCTGCTTTTCTCCTTTTTGGGCTTGGGCGGTTTGCGGCGTTTCACGCTGACTTTTTTCTTTTTCCCGTAATTAAGATCAAGCCAGTAAGCGCGTACCCCCGTATACGCTTCGCGGTCAGCAATGCGGAACTGATGGCGATCGCCGCTGCTGCGTGTGATGGCAAACGATGGCAACGGCTGGCCCTGTGCGTTCACGCCGCCGCCGGGCATGATGAATAACAGATTACCGCTTTTTACCGTGGTGATTGCGCCCAGCATTTCCGCCATGCGCGTAAGGAAGGACATGTCGCTTTCTTCGGTCTGGTCGGCGTGGTCGATTTCGATATCCATCAGCATTTCGCTGATTTGCGGTTTCAGACCATACCGATGAGCGATGGCGGATACCACACGCTCAACGGTCACATCATGCCAGGACACCTCACGTTTAACGTTAAATTCATCCCGAAAATCTGCGCTTCTGGCTGAAACAGTCAGCCTGTCCGGCGGTCCTTCGTGAGCGATTTCATCAACAATGTAAGTGCCTTTTTCTGTCAGCGGTTCTCCCTTCCAGCCAATGAGAACCGTCAGGCGCGCGCCCCGTGGCGGTAGCTGCAACTGACCATCCGCATCATCCAGCATGATGGTGAGCTGGTCCGCCTCAAATCCCCGGTTGTCGGTCAGTGACAGGCTCATCAGGCGCTCTGCCACGCCTGACAGCGTTTTACCCTCCGCGAGAATATCAAAATCCGGCATTTTCACGGGGTCTGTGCCCTGACTGAGCAATTGCATGGTGGTGTCGGTCATCTGCTCCCTCCCTGTGTGGCATGGTCGCATGTGCGTGCGGAGGGGGTTACTGCTTTTTGTTGTCGCCGTGGCGGGAGAATGGCGCAGGGGTGAGATTGCGCGCGTGGTGGGTGATGATTGTTGCCGAATCATTTAACGGATACAAGGGGCTGAAGCTATGAGTGAAACTCGTTTTCATGGTGCCCGTGTTACGGAAAATACCGACCTGGTAACAGCGATTAACGATGTTGATTCCAGCGTTATCGGTATCGTGGCAACGGCGGATGATGCGGACGCGAAGCTGTTCCCGCTGAACAAGCCCACACTGCTGACCCGCGTCAATGACGTGCTGGGAAAATGCGGGACAACGGGGACGCTTTATCGTGCGCTTAAGGCCATCGCAGACCAGGTGAGCACAAAGGTGATCGTCGTTCGCGTGGCTGAACACAAAGAAGAAGACGGAAAAACGCAGGATCAACTGGTTATCGGTGGTTCTGAATCTGACGGCAGCTATACGGGGATGTATGCGCTGCTTGTTGCAGAGCAGGATGAAAGCATCGGATACCGTCCGCGTATTCTGGCCGCGCCGGAGCTGGACACGGAGGCGGTGACAAAATCCCTGTGCGTGATTGCGGGTAAACTGCGCGCGTTTGTGTATGCCTCATGTCACGGCTGTAACACGATGGCTGAGGCAATTACCTACCGCCAGAAATTCAACGAACGAGAGGTGATGCTCTTATGGCCGGACTTCATCGCCTACAACCCGAAAAGTGGCAAAAACGAAACGTTCCCCGCGCCTGCCTATGCGTGCGGCCTTCGTGCGTACATTGACCATGAACAGGGCTGGCACAAATCGCTGTCCAACGTTCCGGTTAAAAATGTGCTGGGGATGTCCGGGCATGTGTTCTGGTCGTTGCAGGCCGAAGACAGTGATGCCAACAGCCTCAACAACAAAGAAATCACGACCATTATTCGTCGCAACGGGTTCCGCTTCTGGGGCAACCGCACACCGGAAACGAACGCCTACATCTTTGAGGTGTATACCCGAACCGCACAGGTGCTGGCTGATTCAATTGCGGAAGCGCAGTTTGAAACCATCGACAGTCCGCTGACGCCTGCGAACGTGAAGGATGTTATCAGCGCCATCAGGGCAAAACTGGATTCACTGGTGACTGCCGGGAAACTGATTGGGGCGTCGTGCTGGTATGACGTGGTGGATAACGGCACCACGAATTTACGTCAGGGGCGCGTGCGTATTCGCTACAAATATACGCCAGTTCCCCCGCTGGAAGACATGGAGCTTTACCAGTCGTTTACTGATGAATTCTTTGGTCCCGCATTTGCGGTGCTGGGAGGTGCCTGATGGCTGTACCAAAACATCTTCGCTTTTTTACGCTGTTTGTGGATGGTGAAAACGAAGTGGGTAAGGTGACGTCCGTCACCCTGCCTAAACTGACGCGCAAAACCGACAGCTACCGGGGTGGCGGCATGATGGGAGCGGTAAGTATTGATCTCGGCCTGGATGACTCCGCGCTTGATGCGAGCTTTGTCATGGGGGGCGCAGTTCGTGAGCTGTTCCTTAAGTATGGCGGCACGATTGACGGCACGCTGCTGCGTTTTGCGGGTGAATACTACACCGATGCAGAAAGCGACCTGTATGAAGTCGAAATGCGCGGACGTGTGACGGAAATTGATATGGGGGAAGCCAAACAGGGCGAAGCCACATCACACACTTACGCCATTAAAAACACCTACTACAAGCTGAGTGTTAACGATCGCCCGTTGTGGGAGATTGACCTGCTGAACTTCATCTACCGGAAGGACGGCAAGGACATTGTGCCTGACCGTATCCGTTCCGCGCTTGGGCTTGGCTGATAAGTAATATGCAGGCGGCGCAGTGCGTCGCCTCTGACTGAAAGGAGTTTCCTGATGAAAGAGACGAAAAACATCGATACCGAAAACACGGTAGTTACTGACACTGTGAAAGAAACCAGTGAGCGTGGCGTAAAACTTACCCAACCCATTGAGCGAGGCGACGAAAAAATCACGTATGTGGAGATCACCGGGGCTATTGAGCAGGCTGGATCTCTGCGAGATTTGTCGCTGTCTGATGTGCTGAATCTGAAAGCGGAATCCATGTTTACGCTGCTGTCACGCGTGACATCACCGCGACTGGATGAAGTGACGATCAAAAAAATGGCATCCCGTGACTTTATTCAGTTATGTGTGGTTGCCGTAAATTTTTTGAGCGGTGCGGACTCTGGCGGGAAGAACGAACAGGCGACGGAAGCCTGATCACGGTTGTGTGCTTTGAGCACATAGAAGACTTTGTGGCAGATATTGCCGTTATTTTTAACTGGTCGCCCGCCGAAATCTTCATGATGACGCCCGGCGAAGTGGTTAGCTGGCGTGAGCGGGCGGCACTTCGCAGCGGGAGGGCAGACAATGAAGACTCTTGATATCCGGGTCGCTTTCAGCGCCGTTGACAGGCTGACCCGGCCTGCCGAAAACGCCCGCCGCCTGATGGGGCAGTTTGGTGACTCCATCCAGCGAACGCAGGGGGCGATCAAAAATCTCGAGCGTCAGGCGCGTTCATTTGAGCGCGCCCGCGACGCTGTCAGTAAAGCGGATGCGGGCATCGTGAAAGCACGACGCCAGCTTAACGCCCTTAATCAGTTACAACGCACGGGTACAGTGCTCAGCGAAAAACAACAAAAGCTGATGCAGCAGTTAAGCACCCGGCTTGAACGCCTGAATGAATCGCGCACACGGGAAATTCAGAAAATGCGGGAACTTGGCGGAGAGCTGAAACGCCACGGCATTTCCCTGACAGGCAGCGATAACACCATCCAGCAGGCCATCAGACGCACCGAACAGTACAACAACCAGCTTGAACGCGAACGGCAGGCGCTTGCGCGTGTAACGCGGGCGCGTGAGCGGTATTCGCGCGCGCAGGAAACCGCGGGAAAACTGAAAACAGGTGGTGCGCTGGCAATTGGTGCGGCAGCGGCTGGCGGCTATGCTACCGGGCGTTTTTTGCAGCCTGCGATCGGGTTCGGGAAAGAGATGTCCCGCGTTCAGGCACTGACGCGAATCGACCAGAACAGCCCGCAGTTTAAGGCGCTGCGTGAGCAGGCGTTAAAACTTGGCTCTGAAACGCAGTTCACCGCAGGCGATGCCGCCAGTGGACAGGCATTTCTTGCAATGGCTGGCTTCACTCCACAGGCCATTCAGGCTGCGCTTCCCGGCGTGCTGAGCATGGCAACGGCTGGCGGTATGGATCTCGGCGAGACGGCAGATATTGGCTCAAATATCCTGACGCAGTTCGGCCTTTCTGCTGACCAGATGGACCGGGTCGGTGACACACTCACCGCAGCGTTTACCCGTACCAACACTGACCTTCGCGCACTGGGCGAAACCATGAAATATGCAGGTCCGGTGGCGGGTAAGCTGGGAATATCGCTGGAGCAGGCCGCAGCGATGGCTGGCGTGCTGGCGAATATGGGCATCAGAGGGAGTGATGCCGGGACGGCAATGCGTGCCAGCCTGGCTCGTCTGGCATCACCGCCAAAGGCGGCGGCAGAGGCGCTGAAAGAGCTTGGTGTGGCAGTTTCTGACGCGAACGGCAAAATGCGCCCGATGGAGGATGTGCTGGCCGACCTTTATAAAGCCACCCGCAAATACGGGGAAGTTGACCGGGTATCCTTCTTTAAGGACATCGCCGGGGAAGAGGCTTTCACATCGTTTATGGCGCTCGTTGATGCGGCAGGTGACGGTTCCTTACCCAAACTGAGAAAAGAACTTGAAGGCGCACGCGGTGAGGCTGAACGCACGGCAAAGGTTATGGCCAACAACCTTGATGGCGATCTGAAATCACTCGGCAGTGCATGGGAAGGGTTGCGCATCCGCATTGCAGATCTGATTGACGGCCCGCTGCGTTCTGTCACGCAGTGGCTCACGCGGGTGGTATCAAGGGTGACGGCGCTGGCGCAGGCCCATCCGGCACTGACGCGCCAGTTACTGATAGCAGGCGGTGCGTTGCTGGCAATGACTGCAACGATTGGCTCGTTGTCGCTGGTTATTGGCGTGCTTCACGGGAAACTGGCCACGTTACGTCTTGGTTTTTCTCTCCTGACCGGATCAATGAATGTCGTCAGGGTGCTGCCAGCACTATGGGGAATGGTAACAGGTTCCATCTCGTTGCTGGGTGGCGCTATCGGGGCGCTGTTCAGTCCGGTCGGATTGATTGTTGCCGCGTTTGTGGCTGCGGCGGTTCTCATCTGGAAATACTGGGAACCCATCAAGGCGTTTTATGCCGGGGTGTTCAGTGGGATTATGGAACGGCTGGCTCCGTTGCGCGAAACCTTTGAACGGTTTGGTCCTGTTTTTGATGTCGTGCGCGATGGGATTATTCAGCTCTTTAACTGGTTTAAATCGCTGCTGTCACCGATGGAGTCCAGCAAGGAAACGCTGGATAAATGTACCAGTGCTGGCGAGATATTCGGTAACGTTCTTGGTGGCGCGCTACAGCTTGTTCTGACGCCTGCAAAAATGCTGCTGGATACGCTGGCGTGGATACTTGAAAAACTCGGTGTGCTTCCGGATGAAGCGGAAAGGGCGAGAAAGAAAATCGAAGACGCACAGCGTGCGGCCATTCTTCAGGACAAGGTTGCCTTGCTTCAGGGGGACCTGGCGAAAATCAATCCGCCGAAGCCTGTGGAAAATGGCAATGGCACCGGAGGTGATAAACCCAAAGACAATAAACCGCTCACAGACAGCAACACCGGAACGCTACGCAGGCTCAGCAAAATTGCTGATAACACAGGTAAGCTGGTTGATGAGACGAAAAAACGCATTGGCCCCGGCGATATTGTCTTTAAGAACCTGCCCCGCGCACTTGCTGTTCGTGGGGAGTGGCAGGAGCGGAAGATTGCGCAGGTCAGTAAGCCTGCCCCCGCAATTAATATCCCCCCCGTGGTCCCGGCTCCGCTGCCTCCGGCGCTGGTCCCTGTTGTTGCGGCCAGCTCCCGCCCGGTGGCGGAGGCCATACGATCGCCAGTGGCATCAGTTCCTGTAACTTCCCGTAACCGGGAGCCTGTTGCCTCCGGATTTGGTGGTGAAATTCATGTTCATCTGCATAACGTTGTTACGCAGAATCCCCGCGAACTGGCGAAACTGGTCGGTGAAATGGTCAGGGCAGAAATGGAACGGCGCGCCCGTGCCGGGCGTGGCAGTTTTTACGATAAAGATTGAGGAGTCATGGCCATGATGATGATCTACGGCATGTTTGTTTTTGAGCTGCGCACGTTGCCGCATCAGCAGTTACAGCAAAACAAAAGCTGGCGGCATGTGAAAAATGAACGCGTTAACCGTTCAGCAAGCTGGCAGTATATCGGGGCAGGCGATGATCGCATCGTTCTTTCTGGTGTGCTTTATCCTGAAATTACAGGTGGCGAAGTGTCGCTTTCGTTGCTGACCACACAGGCATATACAGGACGCCCCTGGCCTCTGATTGATGGTGTCGGGCAGATTTACGGCATGTATGTCCTGACCGGAACGAATACGACCCATTCCGAGTTTGATCGCTACGGTAAGGCGAAAAAGATAGAATTTTCACTGACCCTTGAACGCTGTGATGAGGATTTGCGGGGGCGCCTGCAATCCTCATCGTTCAGCGATATGCTGTCCGGCTTCAAAGATAAGGTGACAGCATCCATTAACAACGCGGCCAGTTCAGTTAAAGGGCTGTTCTGATTTGGAAGAGCAGAGGCAGCAGGCGGAAAATGAAAAGCAAAGCCTGCTACAGCTCGTCAGGGATAAAACCCAGCTATGGGACTCACAGCTACGGCTGGGCATCATTTCCGACGAGAATAAACAAAAATTAACCGAGTGGATGCTCTATGCGCAGAAGGTCGAATCCACAGACACCTCCAGCCTGCCAGTAACGTTTCCAGAACAACCAGAATGAAACAAGGCCCGCTATCGGGCCTTAATTTTTATTCAGGCTTTTGTGGCCATTCAGGATTTGCCGTATCCACACGGCTGACCAGAACGCTGTAGCGTTCCCATGCTTCCAGTCGTGTGCGTTCCTCGTCTGTTGCCATATTCAGCCTGACAGCGCGTTCCAGCGGCTGGATGACTGATTCAGCTTCGGAAATCAACGCGGCCTTTTGTGATTCGGCCTGTTGTTGCTGTTCGTCAGCCGTATAAATCCGCTTAATCACAGCACCATCCTTAAACATCCATTTACCTGAGTCATCAGCACGTCGGTTGGCGGTAATATCAGGAACCTCGACAACGCTAAAACCTTCAGGGTTAAGCGTGGAGGCATCTTTGGTGATGGCGACAATAATATTATTTTCGTCGTATACAATCTTTATGGTGTCGTCCTGAAAGTTATTTACTTCCTCATACCAGTTTTTACCGTCTTCTGTATATAACCAGATAACATCAAAATTCTTTGTTAGCTGACATTGCTCTTTTGTTTTTGGATTTCCTGACTTAATATTTTTTAAATGCTGCATAATTTACACCTGTGCGACGTTATACCATGTGCCATTGATGTATTTTTGTATTGGTCTGAAGATGGCTTCATCATCGCCATCTACTTCACCAATGATTCTTAATCCGGTAATTGCGTGTCCGGCTTTTTCATAACGACCACCACGCGCCATCAATTGAACAACACGCGTACCCAGGCGAACATCTTTCACATAACGGGAATCAAAGTTACCGTAATCCGAGGGGTTAACACGCCCTGTAATATTTATGGTTTTATTACTTTGAATGCTGCCGGAGACAAAGCGCATAACATGGACGTTATTAGCATAAACGTCCAGATTACCGTCGCCATTTTGTTTAAAGCCCGTGTCATTATCACCCAAAACAATCGAGTTACCGCCAAGAGCACTGGATGTTCCGATACCCAGTGCACCATTCAATTGACCACCAGATAATGACAACGCCCCAACATCAGCAGCAGTCGGTTTTATGTGCGAACTGTAAATTACATATACAGTCCCATCTGTCAGGCCTGTCGGTTTATTCGCTGTATAAGTTGGTGATGTATGAATTTGTACAGTGGCATCCTTTGTATAATCCCACTGGATATTAACACCCGTGGCGTAATTACCTATTTCTACATAAATGTCATAGGTATCACCGGATGTATTCACCCATGCAAAATTAGTAAATCCAACCGAGGTCCGTCGCCATAATGCACCAGTAATACCCTTTGGATTTCCATTTCCGGCACGCAGAACCAGCTCAGAGATGCCTGCTTGCTGCGGGGAGCCAACGTTATACCCTGCACCACCAATCAGACTTATGTAAACCACGGAACTGGCTTGTGGCATTGTTACAGTTGCCAGTTTGAACCATCCAGCACCACCACTAAAAGACATGGTTGTTGAATTTGTTGTGCCGATATTACGCAGGAATAGTTTTTTATCGGGAATATCTGCGCCGTTCTGGTTTTTCTGTAATGCGCCAGAAGCCTGATTTACCGTTTCCTGTAAACCGAGGTATTCGATAACGGCGGCAACGGTCGATTTCGCAAGAATATCCCGCCCTACTTTTGTCAGAGTTGCCAGGCTGGCGACATCATTCCCCGTAAAATACGGAAACCTGTCTGCCGCAGTAGCAAGCCCGGCCAGCGCCGTCAGGGTGGCATCTTTCGGTTGCTTACCCGCAAGCGCGTTAGTCATGGTGGTCGCAAAATTCGGG